CACGAAACCAGGCGCCAAAAATGCGGTCGAGAATGGATCGCCCGATCTGGTCTTGGTCAACCCGCATGGCCTTAAAGTATGTTTGGTGGTCGAGTCGTCCGCTGGCGTAGTTGTAGCCACTGCTGTTACCGGCGGCGACATTGAAGGGCATCTGTAAACAGCGGGCAATTTCGTTTAAGACTTCGCGTTTAAATTCACCATAGGTCGAAGCTGGCTGCTCGGCTTTGACCTGGCCTAATTTCCAGCCACCGGGCATGGTCAACAGCGTGTTGCGCTCCAGTTCGATACTGTCCATCGGCTCAACTGCATCGGCTTCGCCACCAGCTGGTGCATCGGTATAGAGAATACCTGCGAAGTAGGCAGCGGCCTTGGCGGCATCCAGCGTGGCTAAGGTATAATCACGCAGGAGTGCAAAGAGCGGTAGCGCGGCTGTGAGTTCGGGAATACCGCGTACTTGCCCTGGCCGCTCGCTACGAAAATCATGAATCACCACGGTGGCAGGCAGTCGTTGATAATCGAGGAGCCCTGCGCTCAACCCGGCAGCGAGTCCGTCGCCCGGATGACTGCGTAATTGATGGTACTCGATGGGATTACCGAAAGCATCAAAGCGGATGCCATCGACGATACCGGGGTCGCCAGCATGGCGTGGATCAGGTGTGGTGATCTGGTCAGCCTCGATCACGCGCAGGTCCAGATGTACCCGCGATGACAAGGCCGGGTTGGTCATCAAGACGGCAAAACTTTCTCCGTCTTGGCAGCGGGCCATGCGCATGGTGCGTAATTTATTCGGCAAATCGATAGCAATTGCCCACGCTGCAAATTCTTGTTCTAAGAAGCGTTTGTCGCTTTCATTCCCGCCGAGCATTTGCAATCGTGGACCGGTACCGATGACATCGTTGGCGAGTGTCGTCACGATGCCGCGTGCATAGGAATTGTTGGCGACCTCGTAGCGGGAACGATTACGCAAGGTACGGCGCACCGCTGGGCTGTTCGCGGCTTTGGCTGAAAGTCCATCAGCAGCAGCCCAATGGCGACGGCTGTTGTCGCTGTGTTGTGCAGCGTCATAGCGCGCAGTGACGCTGCTGCGTCGTTGAGGACGATCCCGCCGAGGAGCGTCCGGTCGCTTGCCGACCAAACGTGAGGCCCAGCCGAACATCAGGCGCTCCCCGGTGGAATCAATCGCGTCAATTTGAGTGCACCAGGCCCACGCTTGGCGGCTTCTTTATTGCACAGGTAGCGGTCAGCCTCGATTTGATCCTTGAGGCTATGTTGCTCCATTTCGCCATTGTCGCCCTTGGCCTTCTTAGCCAGTTGGGTGTTTTCTTTAATGGTCTCGCTGAGGTTGCTGTCAGTAATCATCTGCTCTGAGGGTTACTTACGTCAGAGCAGGATGCAGTTTCCCAACTTTACCGGCGTTGTCGTTTCTGCTGCTTGAGAGCTGATAATTTTACTGGCTTACTGCGCGGTTGGGCACCAGTCGTAGCAAGCGTTGGCAGCGTCACCCCGAGCATTGATGCACCGACCGCACAACCGACGAGTCCATCCCACAAGTGATTATCGCTGATCGACGGACGTAATTTCCATTCATTCACTTGGCGACCACGGCCTTCGGTAAGCACCCAATACTCAGACGTGCAGTGCTCGGCGAGCATGCGGTGCAGTTCAGGCTGGCGGCCAAATACACTTAAACCGCCATGATCACCCATCGGTGTCGCCAGTCGGGTATGGACAAACGATTTCCAATAGTTGGTGTCGTACAGTACATGGCGTATAGCGCGGCGACCAACTAAAGCTGGTACGCGCCAGTTGAGACCAATCAGGTCACCTGGCTTGCGCTTGTAAGCATTGAACGGTTGTGAACTGGCCCCGGCGTATCGCCCATGACTGGGATAGAGCTGGCTATTTAATGGTGCTGATTGGCAGAAATTATAAACGATATCGGTGGACTGTCCCCAGTTGGCGTCGATCAATAACCGCTCCAAGCCGAGTGCGGCACCATCGTCACGTTGCCAGCGACGCGCTAACAGTCGTTCGACCAAACGTTTCAAAGCTGCATGCAGCGCGCCTTCCCAACCCACACCACCAGCAACAGCAAGCAAGGTCGGGTCGGCATCACGCAAGGTAAAATAGTTTCGTTTTTGGTCCGGTTCCGCGCCATAATCCAACACCCAGCCCGTAAAGTCGTCAGCCCAGCCGCAGATAATCCAATATAATAATGCCCCTTGTACGTCGATAAATCCGGTGATGTGTTGTAACGCAATCGGCGCACGTCCACGGCGGTAGCCATTCACTCGCGCCATAATGTCATCGACGGTCAGTTGCTCATCGGTGCCGGTATCATCGGCCAAGGGCTGGTTTTGATATTCCGACCAAAACGCTGCCTCGTCTTGTAGTTTAAGATTCATCGCATGCTGAATCGCTGAGGCTTCGTCAGGATTAAACCGCGCAGGCCACGACACGACTGCACCTTGATCCATCGCGGTTTGATGTTTGCGATAAAATACCGTCGCGGCTTCGATGGTACCAACGGCGCGCAAAGTATCAGCGCGCAGTGTCGCGTACTCATCCCAGAGTTTTGTATTGGTGGGAAAGGACTCGACCATTTTGGTGCGTTCACCATTCCACTCTGGATGTAGCTCTCGGTCGAGAATGCGGTCAGCCATGTCACCGGGACGAATCACCGTGCAGGGCATCACGCCGGTAATTTTCTTACCTGGTCCGGCTAAACCCAACACCGCTCCGGCAATGATCCGTTCACGAGTGGCGCATTGCGAGAGTGAGCGTGCTGACTCATCGGTTTGCGGATCGTCAGGAATGACCAAATCAGGCCGCACCGTACTGCCATCAGCCAGCTTGTGTTTCATGCCGCGAATGCGGCCCGTGAGTCCAGCGACACGAATAATCGAACCACTGGCAACAGAATCGGGAATGGTCGGCAAAATAATTTCTTTAGCGGTCCACGTAATCAGTGTGCGCTCACCGTCACAGAGCTGGCCCGAACAGCGGTTGGCGATGCCCTCCAGGCGATGAATCGGATAGACAATTTCGGGGAAATCTTCGAGCAACAGCTCATTGGTTTCCATTTCGGTTTTAATACTATCAAGCATCGACCCGGCGTGATCTTCATCGGCACCGATCAGACAAACAAAGCGCCGATGACCGTAGAGAATCGCCCACAGTCCACCGCATTCCGCCAAGACCGATTTGCCCGTACCGCGTGGGGCAGCCACCGCGAACAAGCCACCCTGCAAAACGGATTGCTCAATGCGGCTGATAATCCGGTCATGGATCGGCGACCAATCCAAGTGAAAGGTGTTCGGGCAGTAGGCTTCGCAAAAGCGTTTCAAATCACGCTCACAGGTCGCTTTGCGGGCCGGATCAACGACCTGTGGCAATGGTGCAATATCTCGACCAGCACGCGCAATTGAGGCATTGCGTTGGCGAGCGGCTTCTTTGCGGGCTTCGTAATCGCGTGCTGGTTCGTTGCTGCGTGGCTGATGTTTTTGATCAGCAATCCAGGCCGCATAGCGCAAGAAGTTGATGCGCGAGCCAGCGCCCAAACGCAAACCTGCCCGTGTGCGATGACGGCCCAAATGTCGTTCAGAAATAACTGGACCAAGCGGCGTGCTATTAAGCACCCGCGCCAACTGGCTCGGTCGCAACTGCGTCAGGTCAAGCTCCACGCGCAACCTCATGCACCAGCCATGCAGTGTAGGCGATCAGGTTCAGCGTCCCGTCAGCGTTGGTTGGCGCACCAGCAGCGATGTCAGCTTGCACCGCTGCTGCCGTAACATGCTCCGCGCCTGAAGCCTGTAGCAGTTCGGCCATCTTCTCAGGCGTGAGAGAACCAGCGGCAGGCTCGGTGGGCATGAAGACTCCTTGCAATAAGGCATGAAAAACGGTCAGCGGACAAAAAAAACAAACTTAAAAAAGTAGCGTCACGGGGGCGCGCGGTATCAAGCCACATCAGCCACCAGGAAGGACCCGCGACCGTCGTTTGACCGACTCGCTCCGGTCCCGCAGGAGACAACGCACGGGTGGTTGATAGCCACGCGGTATGCCTGCATTGATGGCGGTGGTGATGATCTCATGGCCATAGCGGTGCAGCGCCCAACGTCTGACCGCCGCCAAGCGCTGGCGAATAGCGGCTACTGTATCGGCAGGTGCTTGGCCTGCCGTGGCTAAGCGTTGGGCTTGCGCGGTACGATGGACGAGCCAAGCGAACCAGCCCGGATCACAGCGGCGATAGACGCGACCGATACCATCGTCATCGACTTGTGAGCAATCACGACCATAGCAGCGGGCGACATCCTCAGTCATACCCCAATAGTGAGCATCTGGACTCACATACAGAACCGAGAATACCAGCAGACCAGTGGCAGGCTCTGGCTGAGTAACAGGCTCAGGCACAACAGGCTTTGGCTGTGTTGGTTGAGCAGGCTGATTGATCAAATCTAGGAGACGCATGTGCATGTCTCCCTGTGGCCTGATGTCCCACCGTGTCCTAAGACTTTGCCATTGTACCCTCTACTAGGCTTTATGGGCTTATGTTCTCTGGCCGTTCCAAGCCCTATAGCCCTCAATACTGCTAGGACATCTAGGACAGCTAGGACATCACCGCGTAAGGTAGCACTTCTCAATAGCTTACAGAAAGCTGGGAAATTGAGCGGGCTAGGACACGCTAGGACAGCTAGGACACATTTGATCATGATTGCCCCCAGAGATCGCCTGTCGGACTGAGTGAACGGTTAGCGGGGTTCAGTCGGATGTCTTGATAGGCCCAATAGCGATCACCGGACGAGCCACGGCGTACTCGTTTGATACCGGGTAGGACCGCGCGCAGCTTCGTACCAAAGGTTGCTTTCGAGCCGGGTGCGCGGCCTTCGTTATCACACCACAATTGCCAATCGTCGTACAGTGTCGCAACGGGCGTGAGGCCGAGACCTGGCCCGACCTCGACGCGATCTTCGAGCCAGGATTTCATTGGTGACGCTAAGTGTTCAAATTCTTCCTTTTGATCAGCACCGCTGGCTGGTTCTAATAGTTTCCCGCGTTGCCGTAGCGCTCGTAGGCCAATTAAGGCCCAATTGGCAATGCCTGGTAACTCGGCCATGATCCGACCTTCGAGGGTTTCATCTTCATTGCCGCGATGACTCACCAGAAATGGAAACACCAGCAAACGGGCCGAAAGCGCGCCTGATGGATCGGGTAAATTTAATAATTCATTACCGACGAAGGTCAGCCGGGTAGCTAATTTCATCGTCAACGCTGACACATTTTTTCGGTCAATTGTTTGTGGGTCTTCACCGGAAATGGCGAGTATGGTTTCGACGACTGCAATCGGATCCGTCGAGCGGCCAATGCGTACGTCATAAGCGATTGCTGCTAATTTACCAATAAATGGCCACAAGCCGAAACGTTCAGACAGCGATGACACTTTGGGGGCAACTACGTTCTCTTCACCGAGAATAGCTCGGAGGACGCGGGCTGTAATTCCTTTACCCGCACGCGGCGCACCGACCAACATAGCCATTTTTTGCAGCGAGGTATCAGCCGTGAGATTGTAGCCAAACCACATGGCTAGGCCGACTATCCAGCTTTGGTCACCTTGCGCACAACGGTCAATAAATTGCTCCCAGATCGGACATTCGGCCTCTGGGTCAAAGTCATGCGGTAAGACTTGCGGCGAAAACCAGGCCGGTGTATGAGGCTGCAAGGCCGTTAACGGTTCGTCGGGGTGCGCAATCCAATCGGAAATCGACAGCAAACCATTATGAAACGCGATGATGTCGTGTGGTTCATGCGGCTGCTGATCGGCTGCAAGCACCTGGCTCTCGTGGTTCAGCCAACACGGCGCAAACTCGGCGTTCAGTTGGGTCAGTGCCGCTAAGGCATCTAGTATATTTGATACTTTGTACGCGTTGGGCTTAAACGGCTCGATACCGCCTTGCTGATTTTCCGTCCAGGCGGTTTTGCAAAAAGCATACACCACCGCGCGCATGTGCGCCTGCGTTAACTCGGCGTAATGCGTCCCGGTCCAAGCCCACCAGCCGTCTTGAAAACGATGCAAGGTACGCTGGCCCGCATGCTGCCACTGTTCATGGAGCAGCTGCTCGGCGGTGGTCATTGGGTCGTGCGGATCCAACCAGCGTTTGGTATCACTGAGCGCTTCAGCAGATACAGCTTGTTCAATAAGTTGGATAAGTTTTGTTTTATTGATACGGTCGCCATCAATGTCGGCAGCATCGTGGCCTTTGGGCAACTCTTTTACATCGAGCAATTGTTCGAGTTTATGGCGATCAATCACGCGAAGGTCCTGAGCATCCGCTGCCTTGGCCAGCTTCGCAACCTGTATCGCGTATGTTGTTCCAGCAGCATCAGCATCCGGCCAAAGAACGACGCGGCGACCAGCGAGTGCGGACCAGTCAGCTTTGTGAACGGCTTTGCAACCGCCGGGGCTGGTAATGGCGATCAATGTTTTGCTGCCAATCAGGCGATTGGCAGCCATGGCTGCTTTTTCGCCTTCGCAGACCAACACCACCGCATCGAGGTACTGTGCGAGCCAGGCGAGACCAAAGAGTGGACGCGGATCGGGAAATGCTTGCAGACACCAGCGTTGTTCACCGGTCTGCCTGTGACGGCAGTACGTCACGGGCAAGGTTATTTTACCATCATTGCCGCTTGGTAATCGGATGACGTACCCGAGCAGCTCACCATTTTCATTCTTGTAGGGCCAAATGATGGTTGGGCGTAAAGGATTGCTGCTCTCTTTTTTCGGACTGAATAAGGGCGTGGTCCAATAGCGGTCTGCCATCATCGGTGGGGCATCGCCAGGCACTGGCATGACAGTTTGCCAGTCGGTTGCTGGCGATTGTCGCTCCTGCGCTGAGGATACGTATTGCATGGGTGTGCTCACATCATCGACGCTTTCGCCTATGGCCTCAGCCACGATGTGCGCGGCTTCGCGTTGGCTTGCTGATTGATTCAGATAGGCATATAAACTGATCAGATCACCGCCCTTGTCCTCCGTGGCAAAGTCCAACCAGCGCCCATCCAACAACGACACCGAAAAGCTGCCCATGTTGCTATCAGCACGCGTCGGATTACGCACCACGTAATCATGGCCGCGTACTTCTCCACCAGGCAACCACTGTTCGAGCAGCGTTTCAATATGTTCCAGCGCTGCCGCAGCGAGGGCCGGGAAGTCGATGGGCAAAACCGTCTCCTTGAATTACTTGAGCCAGTGAGCGAGAAAACTACGGCGCTTATCGGCCTGCACGGTTTGCGCGCAGTGCTTCATGCCCCAGGCATCACCAATTAAAATACAGGCCCGCGCTGCACGAGTGACGGCGGTATAAAGCCAATTGCGGTGATGCTGAAAGCTGTGGGCTTTATGGCAGATCACGATCACACAGGGCCACTCACTGCCTTGCGCTTTATGCACAGTCAAGGCATAGGCGAGTTGGAGCCGATCCCATTTTGCTTTTGGCACTCGCACTACGCGCCGATCAAAACGGATTGCCAAGGCATCGACTGGCTTGCCATCGTCATTGGTGATCGTGGTGCGATCTTCAATGACCCCAATTTGTCCGTTAAACACATCCAGGTCATAATCATTGCGGGTCCACACGACTTTATCACCGATGAGCAGTGGTTGTCGTTTGCCAAAGCCGCCAACGCGCCATGCCGCCTCGATGCGATCATCGCCGTGGACCAATCGTTGGATGAAGACGTTGAGCGCTTTGGTACCGAGTGGTCCTTGATGGGTCGGTGTCAATATCTGTACGTCGCGCAAACGCTGTGTGCCGGTGTAGCCAAGCTTATCTGGGATAATTTCTTGCCAGAGTTGTTCAAGAACACCAGGGATGCGTCCGACGTTTTGATGGTTATTGAGCACATGCCAACTGGTGCGCTGTTCATGGAGCATGCTGTCATCATCGCGGGCTGTCTTGGCGAGTTCACCATCTAGCACCGCCAAACTGTTTGCACGCAGTACCCCGGCTTGCCGCATTACTTGATGCAGTTCGGTAATCGGCAGGGAATCGGTTGCTAAGACATCGCGCAAAAACGCGCCCGCGCCAACGGGTGGTAGCTGGTTTTTATCACCGACAAACACGACATGGGTATGCGCAGTATCGAGCGCTGCTGTTAGGCGATAGCTCAGCTCCACGTCATTCATGGATGTTTCATCGACAATGACAAGATCAGCATCGAGCGGGTTGTCCTCGTTACGCTGCCAGCCCTCAACAGGGCTATACTGCAAGAGGCGATGGTGGTCATGGCTTCAATGTCACAGCCAGCCTTGCCGACTTGTTCAGCCATACGCTGGGCTGCTTTGCCAGTCGGCGCAGCCATGGCGACGCTGAAGCCAGCATGAGTAGCAATACGAACAATCGTCGCGATGGTAAATGTTTTGCCGACTCCGGCCCCACCAGTAATGACGCTGGCACGATGGGTAAAAGCTGACAATGCTGCCAAGTTTTGTTGTTCATTCATGTGAGCGGGCAGCTGGGCCAAGACCGTTACTTCATCGAGCAACGGATCATTGGTCGCGTTGGCATCGTGTATCCAGTCAGCAACGGCTTGCTCCCATTCGGCGATGTGTGGCAAGCAATACGCAGTCGTCGTACCCAGGCGATGCCGTCCTACGTCATCGCATACCACCAGAGCATCGAGCTGGTTGGCAATCAGCGTTGTTGCGTCGAGTTCGTCGAGAGCCAAGACGTTGACCCCGTCGCGCACCAAGTCGGCATGTGCCATCCAGCAATGACCCTCACGAGTGCTTTCTTTGATGAGATGTAGTAAACCTGCTCGCACGCGGCCCGGATGTCGTTTGGCAACACCGAGTCGTTGCGCGACTTGATCAACCCGTGCAAAGCCCAAGCCGTCCGCCGCACCAACCAAGCGATACGGATCCTCTGCTAAAAGAGCGGCAGCATTGGGACCGAGTGTTTGGCAAATGGTCGTGATTTGATGATACGTCAAACCATACGCAGCGAGTCGCGTGGCAACCGCATTGACGTTCGCACACGCCTGCCACGACTGTGCAAGTTGTGCCACATGATCGGGATTAAGGCCAAAGGCCTTGCAAAGTTCTTCTGGCCGGTGCACTAATACATCACCAAACTCGGCGCCATAGCGTTTGGCAATTTGCTGTCCTTTTTTCGGACCAATACCTTTAGCATCCGGATGCACGGCTAAGAAATGCGCCAACCCGGCAGCATCCAGAGGCAGATCAATAGTCATCGTGGTCGCGGCAAATTGACGTCCGTATTTCGGATGCACCGACCAGACACCATGGAGCGTGATGGTTTGCCCGCTGCTAAGGAGCGCCGGGCAGGTGAAGGTCTGCGGTTGGCATTGATCAGACGGAACAATCGTGCCGATAGTGAAGCGGTCGTTGCTGAAGCGAATGTGCCGAACGGTGCCGGCCAGCGTCGTAGTACTCATGAAATATCCTTGCCGTGCAAACGGCGTGCTGTGCGTGCTAACCAGGCTGTTGCCCACAGGCGGGCATGCGGTCGGTCACCAGCGAAAAAAACGGGAACCTGATAGTCAACCTGAGCAGAAAGAGCTCGACCCAGAATGGCGCGGGGAGCGGCGGCAGAGCGCTGATGTTGGGCAAAAACATCTGGCAATCCGGCTTCAACGACGATCACTGCGGTGGTGAGCGCACTCAATCGTTGTAGTTCACGGTGCCATCGCTCGGCGTCATGGATGACCGTGTGCGTCCAGTCAGCCAACGATTTGCGCTCGATAACGCACTCCTGCTCCAAACCAGCCAGCGAATAATCACCGGTTGCGAGCGTTGCCGGTTGCACCGCAATGTCGGGTTCAGCCCACGTCCACGGGCGTTGTTCGCGTCGATCAACAAGAATGGTGAGACGCGGGTTACGCCCGTGGCGTGCGCTGTTACCTGGCATCAGAACGGCGGCTCGTCGTCGAAGAGCGCGGCAACGTCACTGCCATTGGCATGCTCAGCTTGTCCGGCATCAATCAGGTCGCGTGGATTGGTACCATCAGCCAGTTCGATACGTTTGCGGAAGTAGGCGTTGCAGTGCTCACCTTTATTTTTGACCTGGACTTCGATCACCATGTCTAAGAACTCGTTGAGCCGTTGGGGGAGTTCGCTCCAGCTTCCGAGCGAAATGCCCAGCGTTTTCAAATCGCGCTTGAGCCACTTTAAATTATCTGGCGTTTCCAGCATATGGCCGGTGAACAGACAACGGCCAATATGGGTCGGGCCAATAATACGCAGCACCCACGAGAGACGGCGCTTATCATTTTTGGTGCGCGTGATTTCGACTTTATCGACGAATGCGCGAAAACGTCCATCAGGGATGTCACCTGATTCAGGCACTTCCGTATCGGCAAACGTGCTCATGTCGTCTAAGTCAGTGAGATCGAATGATTCGGTCATGAGATGTTCCTTAATAAAATAAGTTGCTAGGTGAAAAATTATTTACGACGTTGCTACTGTCTTTTTTGAATCATTTTGCACATTCTTGCTTGTTTTCTGCGCAGCATTGGTCTGTGGCTGGCTTTGCGGCTTGGTGTTCGCGGTGTAGGCCTTCACCAGGGCAGGCCATTTCAGCGGCAGTAGCGGCGGCAACCGTCCACTGCGATCTTTGGCCTCAAAGGTTGGCTCTGATCGCAAGCGCAGCACTTGATGAATCTCGACCCGATCTTCACGAGTGATGGATTCTTGATCGGCATAGCCAATGAGATCAGCCGTCGCTAGAATCGCGTTGTAGAGTTCCTCGCGTTTATTATCGCCAGGAATTAACGGAATTTGTTTGGTGATTTCACCGGTCCGCGTTTCAATAACTTTACTGGTGCCATGCGCGATCAGTACCACGCCGATACCCATGCCGGTGAGCTTGGTCAAGTAGCGTTTAATTTCATTGACGACTAAGCGAGTGCCTTTGCCGTACCCCAGCTTGCCATCACTAATATAGTTTTCGTTATATTTGTCACAAATATGGCGTTCAGCGAGCCAGCATGCATTGCCTAAAGTGTCAATGATAATGGTTTTCGAGCCAGCCTGAATCGCTTCTTCAGTAGCATGCAATAGTTCATGCCACGATTGAATGACGTAACGGCCATCCTCGGTTTCCCAGCGATTGGCAACGTCGAGTTCTTCGAGTCCTTTTTCCGTTGCTAAAAACGTCGCGTTGGGAATTTGCGCCGCCATGGTCGATTTGCCAATGCCAGGAGCGCCATAAAGCAAGATCAGTTTTTTCGTCAAGTCGGGTTTGGGTTGTGATGAGCGGATGGGCATACGGTGTCCTTATGAAATTTGAGTGATTGGCGCGATGTGCGCAGTCGGTGAACGTATTTCTTGGTAAAATTGTTTTTAATTCGTGAGCACGCGCAGATGCTCATAGCCGGTTGGCCAAGTGTCGGTCTGGCGGCAATGCTTGAGCCGCAGAATCGCTTGGTGATTGTCAGTGGCGGCGTCATCGAGTGCGCCGTCATCAATGAGCCAGACGCCAACGCGGTACGGATAGTTTTTTTCACAGGCGATGAGATGAACCGGAACGGTCATGCCGGAGAGTTCTTTGAGCATCGCGCGATAGAATGCCATTTGATGGATGTAGTGGTATTTCTTGGTGGCGTCGTATTCAAACCAGTCGATGTCATTACACGTTTTTAAATCGACTAAGCCATGATCAGGGCTGAACCAATCGCACCGAATTTGACAGCGCATTCCTTCATAGCGTACGCGAGCGACACCTTCGGGGCGACCGGCTTGAAGCAGTTCAGCCGCGAGCTCATGGGCTTGGATTTTGCTAGCGATGCGCCGCACACGCTGATCTTCGGCGGCGGTCACGAAATCGCGGCCTGGTGGCTGCTCTGCTTCCCATTTGGCAAAGGCTTGCGTATCGCGGCCATATGGTTTTTGTGTGCGTGGATTGATCGGCCCGCCGATCAGAAATTGCTGCAAGTATTCTTGCTCACCTTCGAGGGCACAGGCATGAACGGCGCGGCCAAAGCGGTAATCGTCGTTGTCGTCATTGCCGGTTGTTTCAATTTCATTGACGCGAAATACATACGGACAGGCACGAAAATCAGCAAGTAGATGTGAAGAGAGACATTCACCACGGCGACCATGATAGGTCGACGCAGGCTCGGTGATCAATTGTTGTAAAATAGTTTCATACATGGTCGCGGTCTCCGTGGGATCAGTGGCCGGGGCGCATGCGCTACCCCGACCGACAAGGAATTACTTACGTCAGCACGTTGGCTGATTTCCCATGTTTTTAGCAGTAGCCATCCAGACCGGCTTGACGGAACACACGTCTGATGTCCTCAATGGCCTGATAGACCTTGCGTTTTGAAATACCAAGCATGCGTGAGACCGCATAGGCCGAATGGTGCGGCAATAGGCGACAAATATCCTGCTGAATTGCCGATAATTTTTGCATGACCGTTGCAATATCTGTTTTTAAATCTGCATGGTTGATGGCGCTGCCAGCCTGGGGATCGATTAAGGTATCGGCTTGCTGCCCAGATTCTTCATCGCTATCGAAAACGATGGCGCGGTCTTTGAATGCATCACGGCACTGGCGACGCTGGCGGCGAATCAGATCAACGGAGCGCCGTTCCAAGCAACGGGTAAGATAGGTTGACCATTTCCCGGCAGCCTCGTTAAAGGACTGGTGGCAGATGAGTGCCTGCTGGGCCAGTTCTTGCTTGAGATCGTCGCGGTCATTTTCGGTAAAACCGTGACGGCCAATCAAGCGACTGACATGGTGGTGAATCGTGGTCTCGGTGTACTCGTCGAGACAGTCTACAAATAGTGGCATCGTTGTGCCCTCGCTGTGTGGCAGCCCCCGAGTGGGGCCGCTTCACAGGCGCGGGCAGTTGCACGACATCACAGCATGAAAAAAGGCCGCTACCGAAGTAGCGACCAGAGCGAGGTTTATGAGCCTACTTGCAACAATCGCAGTTGCACAAGTGAACAGCGATGCAAGTGGGTTACTGATAGAGGAGCGGGTTGAAATCCTGAATGCGATATTCGTCTTCGGCAATGGCCCAGAGTTCTTGGACTTTGTGGCCAAGCGGTGAGCTATCTTTAAGGCGGCGACTGATGGTTGATTCGGTGGTGTCACAGAGCTTGGCAAAATGTTTTTGCTCTGGTCGTGGCAGAATTGTGCCCGTCTTTCGCCAAGTGTCTTGTGATGAGCGAATATGCGCGACCAATTCTTGCCGCAGTTTATCAAGGCCAGCTTGCTTGGTGGCTGTCTTGGCAACCTTTGGTTTCCGTGCTGGGGCGCTTGGCGTTAGAACTTCGATCAGATCTTCGACCAGCGATATGAGTTGATGGGTGTCGTCGTCTTCATCTAAGTATGCCCACAGGGTATGACTCAACGCGACATCCGGACAATAATCTGGTACGTTGAGTTGCGGACCAAATGACAGCAAGACGGTTCGAGGTGTGAGTCCTAGGCTATCCCATTGCGCTCGTTTCGATCCTTCCGGTATATCGCGAACAAACACGAAACGAAAACGCATATCGCCGATGGAAATGCGAGGCAGGCACCAGGCTGAATCAGTCAGTGCTTCAGCTGCGTGTCGAGAGCCAAGTGCAGTGCCAAACCAATTGATGAGCGCATGGTGATCTACGCGATATTGCTGGAACAGTGCCGAGTCAACGGATTGAAAACCGGCATCGGGGCAATGCACAAAGAAGCGGCTACTGTCGGTCGGACTGCGGTGGATTTCCACATCGTGTATCTCCGAACAGGCTGGGCAGGGAATGCGGCTGGCATGGCCAGAACGAACCAGGAACCCGGCATCGAGCAAAGCAGAGCCGACGCCAGGGGTCCATGTGTCGAGGTCAGCTTGCGTGACATGGTGATCACGCAGCGGACTAAGCGCTTGCAGCGCGTGGGTGCTCGTCGGAAACATCGACGCCCCAATCCATCAATAGTTGTTCGCCAATTTGTTGATAGTGATCTTTGAGATTGCCAACATTGCAGGCCCCAATGCGACTGACGCCAAAGCTAAATGCGGGGATGCGACCACCAGCAGCGGGACGCGGCAAATGGACGCTGAAGACTACCCGTTGCAGGTCGATATTGTGAATCGGAATCCGGCGTGTGTTCAGCCACTCGGCAAATACGTCGTAGATGTCCTCTGGCCCTTTATCAGGGTCAGCCTTGATCGTCATGGAGCGCTTACCACCACCGAGCACCCGTAAGCGAACTTCCTTGATTCGGGCGTCTTGCACCACAGTGGGGTCAAACGGCAAGGTGCGTTGATAGCGCAAGTGGTCGAGCTGATAACTGCCCACGCGGCGATTATCCAGGTCAAATTCTACTGGCACTGACGGCACGCAGCGACCAAAGATGCGTAAGATTTCATTACGAACCGGATTGCCACCAGTGGCAGATACATCAGCGAGACCACCGTTCATCGGGCACCGAATGTAGACCGTGAACACGCGGCCTGCGTCGATTTCGCGCTTGAGGGCATTTTGGCTGGTGAGCACTTCGCGGGCGACGGGATAATCCGACAGGTATACACTGAACAAACAGGTACCATCTTCGCGCTGATCGACTTCGATCACGCCAAATTGTCCGCGCGCCTCATGTTGTTTGTAATAGGCCGAGAGAGCTTGGCGGAATTGCTCGCAGGTCTGCTCATCCGTCCGAGGTACGAACGCGGGCAAATCGTCATAGCGTTGCCATGAACGACCGTAGGCCAGGTCGTCGGCAGTGGCAAAGCGCACGATAGTATCCCAGATGTCGTGCTGCTCGACTGCTACAGACATGACAAAATCAAGGACATGATCAGCCTGCTCAAGGGCGACCGTCTGGTCGATATTTTTGAACATACGGCAGGCTTCGAGGATGGATCGAATGCCGATTTCACTGGTCATGGCGAGCACGTCGTAGAAATCAGCTGCGACCGTTGCGTTGGTCGCATCATCCAAGGCCTCCCAGGCGGCTTGCACCTCTGGCCATTGGCTGGAATCCAGCGTGTCCCAATCAAGGCCAAGATCGATGCCTTTGGAGTGGAAGTAGTTACGGAGAGTGGTGAGCGTGGTCCGGCGGAACACTTGGCTCGGTTTGAAACGCAGCATTGGTTAAACTCCTTCAGTCATGCGTCAGGTCAAAAAGGCGGAGCCAAACACACGGTGTATCTGGTCCTCTACCACCTATACGCCAGGCGGTAACAGCGGCCCCAGACACGAGGAGTTCCAGGCCACTATCCTATGTACGCTGAGCGGTAACAAGGAATGGCGCTGGCAATGGCCTATATAGGTCTATACTGACACAAATGCAAGTCTCTCTTTGGAAGTCGTTACAGAGGCAGCAATTACGATCTTGTTATTGGGATACGTTTCCTATCTTAGCCCTCTTTATGCCTTACGACCACGCTATGACAGTCTCATTACCTGATGAAGGTGAATGGATTGACTCGACTGATGCCGAGTTGATGGAGGCCATACGCCTGTGGAACGATGACCGGCCTTTTGCGCTTGGTGCCTTTCAAGCATTGTATGCTCGCCACGCTCAGTTCGTCGCGAATCAGTGCGCGAATGCCTGTCAGGCACGACCATTACGCGATTTCGGTCACTTGGACCTCCAGCAAAAAATCTGGATCAAGGTTCGCGCGAAAGCGGACTCATTTAAGCCTGAACGAGGTAAACTCGTAGGCTGGCTAGCACGTATGATCCATAACGCCTACATGGACGAGCTTCGTGCTCGCAAAAATCTTCCATTGTGTGCTCTACCTGATTGTCCCGAAGCTTATCCTGCGGAGCTCATGGGCTACGTGGTCGGTGACGCGCCGGCTACCCGGCAATGTCGTTGGGTGCTTGCGCTACGAGATTGTTTGCAAGATTTGCCGACCAAAGAGCAAACAGTGGTAGAAGCCTCTGCACCGCATTATCATCCACCAGACATGAACTGCACCATGAGTACAGAAGAAACAGATGCCCTAGCGACACGGCTCGGTACGACGCGGGCATCTGTGAAAGCGTATCGCAGCCGGGGGTTGAAAAAGTTGCGCATCTGCATCCAACATAAGTTGGCGGAACACGGTATAGATGTGGAGGAGAAACGTGGCTAAGGCTCACCAACACGACCATACCGAGACGATCCTTGATGCGATGGCGCTGCTTGGCTGGCGTGATGCACGTCCTGATTTTAATTGGGATGCTTACCAGCGAGCAGAAGGCCCAGCTGAAGTGCTCGCATTTGATCAGGTTGTGGCTGCTTTAGACGACGATGCTCAGCAGGAAACGAGCGAGCAAGATTGCGCTCCTATTCCCTTTGTGATTCCTGAGGCTGTCGAAACCAATATGCGGATGGTGGCACGTAACGGTCAAGATATTCCGGACGAAATTGCTCAGAAAATGCAGCGAGATCGTTTAGCGGCCCAGGCGGCCCAGGATAATAACGATGCTTGATGCGCGGCAGCAGAGCGTCGCGCAATTGGCTGAAACATTGGCGTGTTCTTATTTCCCGACAGGGCGTGTTGACCCCGAAGCCATTATTTCTGATCAGGGTAACGTGACGTTTTCGCGTTCTGAATACGGCGACTACTTTGACGGCCAGCTCCAGTATGTGCAGGGTCAGTTTCATATTTTCTGCAACACTGAAGGTAGAAACGAACGACGTCAGCGTTTTACGCTCGGCCATGAATTGGGGCATTATTTTATAGATGAGCACCGCTTGTGGTTGGAGTCCCATCCAGACTTGCCACATTGCTCCTTCTGTCTCGACGACAGTGACCGACCTGGCAAAGCCATTGAGGTCGAAGCCGATTGTTTTGCCGCCAGCCTCTTACTTCCAGAGCGCTCTTTGCGAAAAAAAGTTGGGACACCTGCCGCTACTGCTGAAGTTATTCTGAACACGGCTGATTATTTTGATGTTTCTTTAACGGCAACAGCGCTGCGGTTTGCCAACTTAGAATTGTTCCCATGCGTGCTCATGCATTGGGATCGCACTGGGACGCGAACATGGATACGAGCATCAGCTTGGATGTTTCAAAATTATGGTGGACGTGTCTGGCGCAGTGATTTGCAGGGCATGGATGATTCTGTAACCGCGCGCGTGCTCCGTGATCCAGACGGAGCAAGCCGCATCGAAGAAGCAACCTCAGTATTGGAAGCCTGGTATCCTGGCTTGGAACAACGGATGAACCAACATAAGCGCCAATTCGCCCAGTGTGCCGTCGACACCATTACTGAATACGCCTTGAACTTAGGGCCTCATGGTGTGCTGACCGTTTTGACTAGTAATGAACTATGGAAGAAATGGCGTACTCAGCGCCAGTCAAACGCAGGAACCTCAGCACAATAAAAACAAGCTTGGCGGGAAATAGAACCGCATCATGACGTAAGTAATTCCCTGGGTCGTCACTACACAGACCCAGGGAGTGCGGCGCATGCATATCGAGCAATGGCCTATTGAACGGGTCCAACCGTTTCCTGGCAATCCGCGTAAAATAACCGAAGCAGCTATCGACAATGTGGCGCAGTCCTTGGCCGCATTTGGTTGGCGGCAACCGCTGGTTGTCGATGCAGACAGTGTGCTGATCGTTGGCCATGTGCGCTATCTTGCGGCGCGGAAATTGGCAATGACCGACGTACCAGTGCATGTCGCCGATAATTTAACACCAGAACAAATTGCTGCGTATCGATTAGCTGACAATCGCGTCGGTGAAGATTCCTCATGGCATGAAGGTTTATTAACGCAGGCATTGCAAGATTTAACTGGCGACATGCAGCAAGTGACTGGTTTTAGCAGCGATGAATTAAATCGATTAGTTGGCACATTAATCGACAACACCGAACAAAGTCATCAAGAGTTGGACACGGTCGTTGCTGATGTTAGTTGCGAGGCCGATCCTGATTCTACCGATGATGACGGTAAAGAACTTGGCGCGACGACTAACGATTTTACCTATCAAGAACAATTCGGAGTCATGGTCATTTGCGAGAGCGAACGACATCAGCAACAGGTGTACGAATCACTCCAGGCTGACGGTCATAACTGTCGGGTGGTGGTGGTATGAAAATTGAAGTATGCAACCAATGCAGTGACTTTCATTCCTACCGATCTGCTCGGGTGAAATCATTATTTAATGCTGAATCAGGAGCGAATTTTAATCTCGATGTGGATCTTGATTTGGCACCGGATGAAGATTGGCGTATTGGTGTGGTTGTCGGCCCATCAGGATCGGGCAAGACATCTATCGGGCGACAGTTCTTTGATAACGAACCGGCTTGGTTTGAGCCAGCTTGGCCAGAAGATGTGCCGATTATTGATGCCATTGATCCAGATGGGGATTTCAATGCTGTCACCGCAGCACTCAGTGCTGTCGGTTTGGGAACTGTGCCTGCGTGGCTGCGACCATTTCATGCCTTATCGATGGGTGAACAATTCCGCGCAACACTAGCGCGGTTATTACTCGAAGCGCCTACCCAATCTGTCATCGATGAATTTACCTCCGTCGTGGATCGGCAAATTGCGCGAATCGGTGCGTTGGCCTTTGCTAAAGCTTGGCGACGGCTCAAGCCAGCACGCCAAGTGGTTTTGCTGACTCCGCATTATGATGTCCTGGAGTGGCTGCAACCTGATTGGGTGTATGATACCGGAAAACACGCCTTTCAACGGGGGTGGCTTCGGCGACCTTCCATCGAACTCGATATTCTCCAGACAGACTGGCGTTATTGGCCGCTCTTTGAACCGCATCATTATTTGAAAGCACCGCTCATGCCCGCATCGAAATGCTATGTGGGCACGGTCGATGGGGAATTAGTCGCCCACCTTGCGGTCAGTTGTAAGAACAAAGGTAAGCATGTTGAAGCGCGTGCTTGTCGTTTGGTCGTGATGCCGGAATGGCAGGGTGCAGGCGTTGGTTTACGATTTTTGAATTGGATCTGTCAGCATCAGCTTGATGGCGGTGATGGTGCGCGTTTGCCTTATCCCGCGACGACTGTTTTTCATACCAGCCATCCTGGATTATGTGCAGCACTGCGCCGGATGCCACAGTGGACGCAACTCTCAGCTAAATTACATGGCGGTAAAAAGGGTCCGAAGTCCTGCCAGATGAATCGCCATAAAAAAGTATTTCTTGGCACTGGTTACGGCGGTCATTTCCGTGCAGTGCAAGGCTTTCGCTACATTGGCACACAGGAGTCAGCGCATGTATGATCCCGACCCCTTACGACTTGGCTTGGTTGGTTCGCGTTCGTTTGGCCGCGCTGTTCTAGAATTACTTGATCATCGTAGTGGCGTCGTTGTCGAGCAGGTGATTGCCCCGACTGGCGATGCGTTGGCCCGTGCTGCCGGAGAACGCTATGCAGGCGCTTGGCTGAGCGATGAGGTGATATTTCCCAATTGTGATCTGTATATTGCCGCGCAGTGCCAGACATTTATTGCACCCCAGGTACTTGCATCGCCCAAGCTGGGTGTGCTTGCCTGGCATCCAAGTTTACTACCTGTGCATCGTGGCGGCGATGCCGTGCGGTGGACCATTCGAGATCGTGATCGCATCGCGGGCGGTTCGATTTATTGGATGACGGACCGCGTTGATGCTGGTCCCATCGCTCGTCAGGATTGGTGTTTTGTGCAACCAGACGACACCGCCAGTTCGCTATGGCGACGAGAATTGTTCCCGATGGGTTTGCGGTTATTGGATGCGGTTATTGGTGATGTCTTGATGGGCCGTGAACAGCGCAGGCCACAAGACGAAACAGTGGCCACTTGGGAGCCAGTTTTTAAGCAACCTGATTTACGTACTCAGAAAGGAATATCATGATGGCAGTTGTGTCGATGATGCTATGTTTGGTGTGTAGTACCTATGCCGATCTATCATGCGCTTTCTCTCAAACAGCCGTGGGCCAACTTGATCCGCGATGGCCACAAAACCATCGAGACCCGCAGTTGGCAAACGAACTATCGTGGCGAATTATTGCTCTGTTCGAGCAAGCAACCTGCTATCGCTCCGGCAGGCATGGCAATTGCACTAGTGACAATAGTCAATTGCCGGTTGATGGCTACCGGAGATTGGCACCACGCCTGCATCGATCCGACCGGCCAACGGCTTCGCATGACCACCGCAGCAGCGGCACTACTGGACATCGAACCGGTCGTGCTCCCACCGCGCGCAAAAACGTTTGGTTGGCATCTAGAACAGATCAGGCCCGTAGAACCCGTACCAGTAACAGGGACGCTCGGCGTGTTCCAAATCGAACTGCCAGAACTGCGAGTACTCGCTCTCTAAGCAGCGGTTCCACGGTGCAGAGAATATCATCTGCTGATATGGAGAACGAGACGAACAGAGATTCATCTCGCTCTGGGCAACGAAGCATTATAGGCTGGAGGCAGACTCTGGCAGTGCAGGCAGTTATCACTGTCAACACTACTGCCTTATCAACAAAACGAACCCGCCAAGTGCGTCAACACTTAACGGGTTCTAGCCACCGCGAAAAGAGACTTCGCCATGACCTCCGACCAGTCTGGTCCGGTAACACAGCCGGACAATTCCCAACTTGTATTGGCCCAACAGGCCCATGCGTATCAAGCTCACGGCAGACCGCCAGGACAGGATGGCATGGCCCATCTCAGCGATGCCGCACTCGTGACGGCGATAGCTGGACGACGCTCGACCAGCAAGCGTGTGGCCGAAGCCATTGCTGCACCGCCACCGGTACTCGATGCAGCCCATTACAGCAGTGCCGAACTTGCCCATTGCTATGGGCTGACTCCAAGCGGCACCCGCCGTCTGGTAGCAGCAATGGAACTACATCGTCGCATTCAACAGGCCGAACGACCACCACGCAACACGGTGCGCAAGCCAGAAGACGTAGCCGAAATGATGGCACCACTGGCGAACCTCGATCACGAACGCTTGTGGTGTCTGGCACTCGATGTGCGGTCATCACTGATCGGCGAACCGCTATTGATTTCGGTTGGCGATGTCGATGGCACCGATGCCGGGCCGCGCAGTTTTTTCCGGATGGCATTACGCACGGGAGCGGTATCAGTCATCGCGGTCCACAATCATCCGAGTGGAGCGGTACAGCCGTCACAAGCCGACCTTGCGGTCACCAAGCGGCTCGTTGCCTCTGGAGCTACGCTGGATTTGCCTTGTGTCGATCATGTGTTCATCGCCGCAGGCGACCGCTTTACCAGTATCCGTCGCCAGCGGCAGGATTTGTTTACGGCTTTGACGGCACGGGACAGTGTGCATGAAGCCAGACGATCCCGCTACCACTATGACTGGAGAGCCGCATGAATCTCCGTCATCTCAAGCTGCTCTATCAATCCCATCAACCACTCTCGCGTTATTGGCCACCGGCTTGTTGCGTGTCCTCGCTCAACAAGCGGGCCAAGCACGGACAGCAAACGACCAAGATCGACCTCCAGACCAGGAGGACTAAGGCATGATTCGCGTTGATGATCCACTCACCTCAGACCAACGTGCTGAACTGTCGGGAGCTATCGCAGCTTTGGACTCCATGACCATTGGCGAATTACGTCGTCGCCATCGCACGGTGTTTGGTCAAGCAACCAGTAGCCGTCACCGCTCTTGGTTGGTTCGCCGCATTGCCTGGAAGCTGCAAGAACAAGCCGAAGGCGGACTATCAAAACGTGCTCAAAACCGTGCTGCTGAACTGGCTCAAGGGTTGCCGTTTCGAGAACGACGCCCGAGCGATCATCACTCGACCGCTCAACCCGTCGCAACCAAAGTCGTTGCCCTGCCCGCTACTGCTCATGATCCGCTGGCTCCAGGGACTGTCCTGCGTCGTACGTGGCAAGGCCAAACCATTCAGGCCACCGTACATCCGCATGGTTTTGAATATGATGGTACCATGTACCGCAGCCTCAGCGCATTGGCTACGAAAGTCACCGGCACCAAATGGAACGGCTACACCTTTTTCGGCCTACGCAAACAACGGAAGGGGCAGCAAGCATGACCACTGCGACAACAACTAAAACCGTTGCCATCTATTGCCGCAAAAGCACTGAGGAAGGACTCGATCAGGCGTTTAATAGTTTGGATGCCCAACGACAAACCTGTGAACATTTTGTTGCCAGCCAAACCCATGATGGTTGGGAAATCAGTCCAACTCGTTACGACGATGGTGGCTTCTCTGGTTCCAATACGCAGCGCCCAGCATTGACCCAACTCATCGCCGATATCAATGCCGGTCTCGTTCAGGTGGTTGCTGTCTATAAGCTAGACCGACTGTCGCGCTCACTGACAGACTTCGTCGACTTATTGCGCGTACTGGATAAGCATAATGTCGCCTTTGTTTCGGTAACGCAGCATTTTAACACGGCAACGCCCATGGGGCGCTTGATGCTCAATATCCTCATTTGTTTTGCGCAATTTGAGCGTGAAAATATGATTGAGCGCGTGCGCGATAAAGTAGCCGCCGCGAAGCGCCTCGGTCGTTGGTGTGGTGGCCGACCTGTCTTGGGGTACGACGTTGCGCCTGGTGGCGGCAAACTGTTGGTGAACGACTTTGAGGCTGAGCGTGTCCAAGCGATCTTTCAATTGTATCTCGATTGCGGGAGTCTCAGCCTGACGGTGCAAGAACTTGCCAAACGTGGTTGGACCACCAAGGCGTGGACGACAGAGAAAGGTAAATTGGCAGGCGGTAAAGCTTTCGCTAAAAGTACCTTGGCGAAGATGCTCAGCAATATCTTATACACAGGTCGCGTGCGCTACCGCGAAGAAATCTATCCAGGCGAACATCCGGCAATCATTGATGAAAAACTTTTTCATCAGGTACAACAGTATCTCGCACAACAAAAACGTACCGGCGGACCAACAGCCCGCGTAAAGCATCACGTCTTATTGCGGGGTATTTTACGCTGCGGTCATTGCGACTGTGGCATGACGTACACGTACACGAAACGCAAGAATAAGCTGTATGGTTATTATACCTGCATTCGCAGTCGTGAACGTGGTGCCCATACATGCCCCATGCCCAGTGTGCCTGCTGGTGAAATTGAAGCACTGGTGGTGCAAGAAATCAAAGCGATTGCTCAATCGCCTGATCTGATTGATCAGGTGCTCAGCGAAGCAGTACGACAACATCAGGCAACCATCGCTGAATTGGAAACCCGTTTGGCTGAGGCTGAGGCTCTCGCTGCTCAGGCTACCAAAGTCGCTGAACGTACTCCCGATGACCCGACTCAGGCTGGTTTAGTTCGCCAGGCCGAAGCCCAACTCACTACGTTGAGGCAGTCGCTTCAGTCTGTCAAAGCCAGTGCACCCAATAAAAAGCTCGCTCACCAAGCACTCAAACGCTTCGATCCGGTGTGGGCTGAATTGTCACCCAAAGAAAGATGCCAACTGCTGCAAAGTCTGGTCAATCACATCACGCTTGATGGTCATAACGGTACCTTGTCGTTTGCGTTTCATTCCGAAGGCATCGCCGCTCTCGCTACGCATGAGGCCACGCCATGAGCTTTACGGTCGAACGACGATTCCATTTGAAAACTCGCCCTGGTCGCAGCGGTGGCTATCGGAATCTCACTCAAGCAGGCAAGGATCCACAACATGAATTACATGAAATTGAAGAAGATCATGATAGCTCTGTTCACCCATTTGCCCGCCGCATGGCCATGGCTATCGAGTGTAAACGCCTCATCGATGAAGGCATCGTTGAAACCGCTGCCGAACTCTCACGAATTGCTGGCGTCACGCGCGCTCGTATGACCCAAGTACTCAACCTGACGCTACTCGCTCCAGATATTCAAGAAATGCTATTAGAGCTAAACCCGTCCGACAAAATTGATCGTCATGCCGTGCGTCGGGCAACGCAGTGTCTTGTGTGGTCCGAGCAACGGGAGACACTTACTTTGTTAGAGCGTGATTTCTTCGTCGTTTTAAGCTAATTTTGCCGAACCTATATATTATTGTTTTCGATAGATTTTACTGAATCAGTGAGCACATAATGGACAAATTGTCTGCCTAATTCGGTCAATTCATATGGCTCAGTATCATCAAAAGCAGATTTGTAAGTGCCACCAGACCCTTTTGGTCTACGAGACTGTTTAATGAAATTGCCAGCATAGTCAGTTGGGCGATGTTGCCGAATAACACCGCCCGTACTGAGGTCTCTCACTAGCAGCTTAAAAAGATCTGCTTCCGCTGAATTTTCAGCCGGTCTTTGACCCGCAGTTGCATTCCAAATTTGCCCGCGAGTGGCTCCAGGGTTATTGAAAACATGCCCGATAACATCGAAGTGAAAATCAGAGTAGACATTGATCCATTCGGCGAACAGCATAACTACTCGGTCATCGCATAAATCGGTTCCGGCAGCATTGACTATGATATTTCGTATCGCTGTAATTCGCGATTCCGACGTAGCTTGATCATAATTTTGAAATGATTTACGAGTTATTTGCAGGAACGATTCATCTGAAATCCGCGATTCGACCCTCTCTCCGAGGTCATCTAATCGAGCTGTGATATCAGAAACGAGTCCAGCTAAATCTGCAATCTTTCTTTTATGTTCATCGATCCAATCTTTTTGCATTTGGTTGACTTTGCCTTGTTCTGCTTCGGCATCAAAGGCTGCGCAGGCAGCCAAGAATCCCCCAACCCATGGAATAACGCTGAGCGTAGCGAGAACAAAGCGTGAGTATTTTTTCCTGCCTGACTCTGATTGCATCAATGCGTAGGCATCTTGTTCTGATAGTTGGTTCATATAAGCACGCGCACAGGAAGAGGTTTCTAATGGAGATCTCGAAGATCGATCGAGATGAGTTTACACTATGACAGAATTTGGTGCGTGTGCCAATACCGAATTATGGTGGTGTTACCCTGCACTTATGAGCAGTTCTCCGTTCGCATCTCGCTTGGTGCTTTTGCTGGACGCCTGCGTTAAGTAAGCCTCGATTCTCTAGCAGAGAAACAGAGAATTTTCACTGAGAATGGGTTGTAAGTCGGCTTTGGGAGCATGCGGAACACGAACAGAGAACGGCGAGGTATCTCAAGCACAGCTATAATTGGCGTTTATTGCGCCTGTTAGTAGAGAGTCCCATGTTAAACAAAAAGCCCAGCCTTTTGAGGCTGGGCTTTATTGGCTCCCCGGGCTGGATTCGAACCAGCGACCAATTGATTAACAGTCAACTGCTCTACCGCTGAGCTACCGAGGAATGTTCTGCGACCACTGGTTGCAGGCGCGGAAAGTTAAAAACGGCTTTGAATATGCAAGTTCGCATGCTGGGCTGCAACTATTGGTGTGTAATGTGATTCGGGCATGTTTTCTGTATCCGTCGCTGTAAGCCGGTTTGATCATCGCGATCCATAAGCCGATACTGCTCGGCATGGAACACATCGAGAACACAACGTCACCTCAATCACCGCGCCTGACGCGATCGCGTGCGATTGCCTTATTGGCCGAGCAATCTGAGAGCGGTCTGTCGACCGCAGCTTTCGCGGCACAACACGGCCTGCGACCGCAGTTACTCTATCGTTGGCGGAATCGGCTGCGAGCAGTTGATCGTGAAGATCGAACGAGTCCATCATTGATCAATGTCACGGCATGCGTGGCTTGCGATGTCTCGTCACCGTCGGCGGCGGTGCTGACGTTTGCCAATGGCATGCGGCTTGAAGGCGTTGAGCGTTTGTCGCCAGAGCAGTTGCGGGTGCTGTGTGCGGTATGTTAAATTTT